GCATGGTAGCTTGGAGAGTTTACTTTGTGCCCGTAGTTCTTAATGCATTATTCGGAGTAACATTAATATCCGGAGCATCGACTATAGCCTAAGAGGAGGTGCTCTAATGGCATTAAAGAAAAGCATAGGTGAAGGCTTTGGACGTGGTGAACTCTATGATATATTGGCTCAGTTAACGGGAGAAATACCATACTCAGCAACGATAACTATTGGAGCTGAAGCTGATGATAAAAGAGACGTTACCGTTCAATTAAAAGACTACTCCAATACAAACTTAGCCAAAGTAAGCACTGTAATTGGATATCTTACTAATATATCTGGCACTCTTACCGTTAGTGATACGGCTACTGGAGAAGTAGAAGCATTGGTGGCTGGTTCTGTTTATCGGCTAATTACCGATAATACTGGTGAAATAGTAATACAATTTGGTGCTGCTGCAGCTGCTTCCTGTTATCTTAACGTTGCGCTACCTAACGGTACGGTAATTCGAAGTGCTCAAATTACGTTTGCAGGAGCATAGTATTTTGAAGGGGCGCTCTTAAAGTTGAGCGCCCCTTTAAAATAATGAGGTGAAATTATGCCTTATAAGTCTAAGGCTCAAATGAAAAAGTTTTTTGCAATGGAGAAAAGAGGAGAAATTCCCCCCGGAACAGCTAAACGATGGGCGGAAGAAACTCCTGATATTAAAAAACTACCTGAAAAGAAAGGTGAAAATAGTGGCAAAAAAGAAGGCAAAGAAAAAAGCTCCACTGGGAAGCGGAAAAAGGTTCAAAGAGTTAAGCGAAGAGTTGGGGGAAAAGGGAGCGAGTAATTCGGATGCCCTGGCGGCTTGGATAGGGCGTAAAAAATATGGTAAGAAAAAGTTTCAAGAATTAGCTGCGAAAGGTAGGAAAAAGAAATGATACAGTCTTCTGGGCTTAAGGGTATTTCTGCGGTAATTTGCGACGTTCCTTGCAACTATTGGGGTTGTAAGTTAATTAACGATACTAGCAAATCTCCTACATTAACTATTTATGATAGTGAAAATAGCACCACCACCAATAAAGTTGTAATTGGCTATGAACGTTCCTCTGATACTTTAACTATGGGAGGACAGGTATTACCATATCCAGTGCGATGTTTCAATGGTATTTACGCTGAGTTGTCTACTGCAGAAGGAGATTACATTATTTACTATGAAATTATTTAGGAGGACATTATGATACCTATTGATAAAGAAGATTTTGATAAAGCAATTCGGGAAATTAATGGTAAATTAGATTTAATTTTACAGTTATTAATGAACGAGGAAGTTGAGGAAAAAAGAGGTAGAGGAAGACCACCAAAGGATAAGTAGGTGATGTTGTGTTAGCTAACGTAAACGAAATATTAACTGATGTAAGAAGCTTAATTAACGAAAGCACAGAACGCTTCTGGAAAGACGATGAAATAATAAGGTGGATAAACGAGGCAGCAGAGGATTTCTCTTTTAAGACCAAATGCTTATCTTCTTATTATTACAAAATATTAACTGAGGACGACATTATAGACGATAGAGAAATTAGACTTAATTCCGACTTTATCGCACTGGACGAAGGTGGAGTTTTATATAACGATAAACCATTAACTCAGACTTCACTAAAACATTTAGACGAATGGGGAAAAGACTGGAGAAGCAGAACTGGAACACCCACTCACTTTTACTTCCGAGGCGATTATATTGGTTTTTATCCTAAACCCTCAATAGGCGATAAAGTTTCCTACTATGGTATTGAACGAGCTCCTTATCTGGACAGTGATATAGTTGAACCATTGAGTGGAGATTATAGAGTTATTGCTTTGCGGAAATGCTTGAGAGACTATGCGGTAGCCATGTGCTGGTATAAGAAAAATGAAATTGCTAAATATCAGGAAATGATGGCTCGTTATGAAATGAATGTTTTTAATGTGCAAAACTTATTATCTGGTCATAAAAACCAAGGAGCTAAGATAATACCAGCTCGTAGGAGAAGATAATGGCGAAGCAATTTTATCGTATCCTTGACAACCTAAGTCCCTCCGAAATGAAATTAACCAGTTTACCACGCAAGCCAAATAGCTTAAATAATATGTATTTCAACGAATATGGACAGTTAGTAAAAAGAAAAGGATATGAAAAATACAATACTACGTTATTGCATTATAGCGAAAAGATACGGGGAATGCATAGATATTATAAGTCTGCTACTGAAAAAGAGTTTTTAGTAGCTTGTAATGGTAAAATTTTTAAACTTTCTGATATCGCTCCTCATAATGGGGTAGAAATAAATACCTCTCTACCTTTAACTTTTAATAAAGATGTTTATTTTGCTGACTTTTATCAAACTTGTTATTTGGTTAACGGTGCAGACGGAATGTTTAAATATAATGGAAGTTCATTTTATAAGGTTGGTATCACCCCTCCGTCTGCACCTACTTTTAATTCGAGAATTAATGGTGCTTTAACTGCTGGTAATTATTATTTTAAAGTAACTTATGTAGACGTAGACGGTTATGAAAGTAATGGTTCTCCATCTTCTGCGGCAATGGTAGCTCAAGCAGACCCTAACGATGGAATAAAAATTAATATTCCAGTATCTACTGATCCTAAAGTAGTTGGGAGAAGAATTTATAGAACTACCATGAATGGTTCTACATTTTATTATGATGGAGAGGTAGCAAACAATACTACTACTACTTATTCTTCTACTAAGTCTGACACTCAAATTAGTATGGGAACATTTTTACATGATGACCACAATGAACCTCCAGCTACTCCTCAGTATATTTGTAAACGACGTTCTCGGTTAATGTTAGCAGATAAAGATGCTTTTTATATTTCTCATATAGCTGATGTAGAATATTTCCCTCCAGACTGGGTAATTTATACTGGTGCCAGACAGGATATTACTGGAATAATTGAACAACAAGAAAGTATGGCAGTTTTTACTCAAGATAGCATAGAAAGACTTATTGGACAGGATGAAGATAATTTTGAGTTTGTTAATGCTTATTCCAGCGAGGGTTGTATTGCTCCACGTTCATTAGTTAATTGTGAAAACCTATTACTTTATTTAGGCTGTAATGGAATATACGCTTTTGATGGCGTTACGGCAAAAATTATAAACATTCCTTTAGCGGAATACTTAAAAGATAATATCAATAATTCTTATGCGCACTTATCTTCTGCTGAATATTTTGACAATAAATATTTACTTTCTTATCCTAAGGGGACTTCTAATGTCCCCAACGAAACTGTTTATATTGATTTCCGAACCGGAGCCACTGGAGTATATAATTTTGGCTTTAGCTGTTATTCTCGATGGGATAAATTAGGCGATGGTATTCAACTTTATGGTGGAAGTAATACTGTGGGACAAGTATATAAAATAGGAGTAGGAACAAGTGATGATGGAAGAAATATAAATGCTTACGATGATGTTTGTCATTTAGACTTAGGTGTTCCTGAACTTAAAAAATTATTCTATGCAATATGGATAAAAGTAATTTCTACTGATGGGGAAAACTTGAGAGTATATTATCAAATAGACGATGATGAAGAAGTTTATCAAGATATTGTAATGGATAAAAATACTGAGAAATGGTATAGAATTGCTCTTCCAGATAGTTGTAGGGGAAGGGCTATTAAGATAAGACCATCGGTAAATGATACATATGATATTACTTTTTGCGGATACATGTTAGAGTTTGACGTAGAAAGTGGAGAATACTAATGATTGGCTTAACTGACGAGAATGTTTTAGCTAACACGATTCAATCAATAAAAGACCTATTATACGGTGGATTAACTCAGCGGAACATGAAGTCTATTAGAACTTATTTTGTGGTTAATGCCATGGATAGCCTGGATAGCAATTATCCTATGTATGTTCCATTTAATATACCAGCTGATACGGTAAAAGTTGTGAGTGTGTATGTTAATTTTACATTATTGCCCTTTAGAGCATATTCTAAATCAGCGGCAAGTGCTCAACAAATGACTACCAGTGCAGGTGGGGGGACGACGGTTACTTCCAGTGCGGGCGGTGGACAAACAACGAGCGCAGGTGGGGGAACTACCATTACTTCTACTTCTGGTGGAGCAACAACTACCAGTGCAGGTGGAGCAACTAAAGTTACCTCTGCTGCTGGTGGTGGACAAACTACAAGTTCAGGTGGTGGTGCTACTACAAGTGCCGGGGGTAGCTCTTTTCCTGTATCGAGCGTACCCCGAGAACAAGCTGTGCCAGCAACAGAAATTCAAGGTTATATTAAACACTCAAGCCCTCTTGGATGGTTGATTGCGGATTACAACGGAAACCCCAAAGTAGTTTACAAATTAGTTTCCGGAAATCATACCCATAAAGTATCTATTCCTTCTCATACTCATACTGTTTATGCTCACACTCATACCGTAA